TAAATCCTTCGGATCTTCCTCTACATAACACCAGAGATCGTAAAACCAACTGGCCGTCCCATCAGGCGTTGAAATAAACAGCGCCCAGCCCTCTTTGTCCGCCAAAGCAGGTCGAATTACTTCAAACCAGACCTCTGGCTCCATAAATGCAGCCTCGTCCAACACCACACCGCTCAAACTGCGGCCCCGCAACGCCATTGCGTTCTCAGTACCCTTCAATTCGATCGTTGAACCGTTGATTAGCTCGATTCGTAGGTCTGTTTCGTTCTTCGCCTTGATCCAAACCTTCGGAACCAGCTTTTTTAACGCTCGCCACGCAATATCTTTCGCCATCCGATACGTCGGAGCACAATAGAAAAACGTCTCACCTGGTGCGTTCAGCGCTCCACGCAACAACTCGACGCAAGCCAAGTACGACTTGCCGAATCTGCGGCCTGCAACCAACACTCTGAAGCGTTTATCGCATTTGAATACTTCGCCTTGCGCCCAGCGAAGCTCAATCGGTTCGTCTTTTACTGCCATGCGCTCCACATTAACGGAGGTTTTCAACCCCTACCCCCTTCAAACCGCTCCAGCAAGGGGTAGTATCGAAGGAAAGGTAGTCAATTAGCGCAATGACTGTCGGACGATCGCCTGATGCCGTTGTAGAAGCCCGTGTTCGACGCTTGTACCGTCGTCAGCTAGACGGTCTCTCCGCTCGTGCGCTTGTTTACGATCACGCTGAAAAAGAACAGGTCTCAATCAAAACCGCTTGGCGCGATTGGGCAGCGGTAAAAGAGCTGGTTGATGAAGACTGGAAAAATGATCGCGAAAATATGCTCGCTCGTCTGCAGCACATGCGGACCAAACTCTTTCATCAGGCCCTGAAGAAAGGACAACTGCAAACCGCAACGCAAGTTCTTGACTCCATTGGCCGTGTCATCGGTGAGTCCGTTGAAACCGTCAATATCCAAGCGCCTGAATTGACTATCAAAATTCAGGACAAGCCCGATTGACAATTCGATAAACTCGACCCATACCCCGTCACCCAAGCTCCCCATCACTGGGGGGCTTTTTTAATACAAAAGAACTGTTCAGCGAATATATGTTTAAGTTCCCCGAAAACTGCCGCTAGCATAGGCTTTCGCAATAGCACCCCCGCTATTGAGAATCAACTACTCCACACTATTGAGAATGAAAAAACCACATCAGAAACTGTCACATCAGGGCTGTCAGGGGTTCACCTATGCTCTATATTAATAGTCAAGAGAGGAACACACACAACACCCTTCTCTCTCTCAACACAATGCAGAAGTTTACGACCGACCGATTCGACGGGCAGCGTTGCCAAGTCTCCATCGTGTCATCTTCCATCACGATCCAAGGCGAGAACAACGCCGTCGAGATCCGCTTCTTGGATGAGGCTTATCTCCTCGACGCCGTTTGTTCCTTCATCCGGTATCGACATCTAGACAGCGACAGCGACGACAAATACACCAAACTGCTCTCTGCTGTTGCTGATCTAGGCGAGACAATCCGCACCAACAAGGCTAAAACCGCAGCCTGACACCGATCCAGCAAATTAGGCGACCAGCACGGGTCAATCCTGCCTGTCGTCGCCTACATTCTCTCCAGATCCTGCCTTTACGGCGTCGCGGTCACAATGTGAGAGAGAACTAACCACAAACAATCCTAGGCTAATGATTTACAAACACGAGAAGGTCTTGCACGACTGCTGCATGGCACTGTTCACAATCGGACTGATCGGCGTTGGTTTTCACGTTGGCCTGTCGTCTCTGGCTG